GGCTTGGATTACTAAAACCATAACATATAAAGTTCCTAATCAACGCCATAGCATGGATGACTCAGAAGGTAAAACATCAACAGATGTATACCATGGGCCTAGTAAATTAATTTTATGGTTGTCTAAAACAGATAAGACAGAAGGTGAAGATTACGGTAAAAATGATATTATGCATGTTTGGGATGCTGACGATATGACAGAACGCCCTATGCCACTTGATTGTTATCAAGTTGAAATGGATGTTACTGAAAGTGATGAAATGGCAATACGTGCTGGAATGATAGCAGACAAGGGTGGACATGAGAACCATGAGGGGAAGGGCACCGACGAAGGGGATGGTTTGGCAGAGGGTCCTATAGATGGACTTTGTTTTAAGAAACCTAAACTTTATGAAGTTGAATGTGGACCTGCCGATCAAGACAATAAAATTATACCTGATCCTTCACATATTATGGAAGTTTATGCTAAACAGGATATAGCAATTGATGCATATAATCCAGCTACTGGTGTGTGGAAACCTTTAAAATATAGAACTGGGACAACAGAAGATCGTACTGATGATAGTATTAGAGCAATTAGAAATGGACATTTAAGTGGTTCAGATAATATGTTTAATGAGGATATGCCAGCGGCTATGAAACAAGAGTGGTTAGATTGGCGGAAGAAATTAAGAGATTTACCTGAAGATTGGAAAGACGTACCAAATGAATTTATTGTTTTTCCAAGAGAACCCGGAACTATAGAAGGTCGATATTGTACAAAAACAGATAAAGATGATGTTGTTTGGATTAAAGATAGATCAGATGCTGATGCAGATGCACTTAAACAAATAGAAAATATTTCAAACGTAGGATAAATTTATGGTAGACTTAACTTCATTATTAGCGTGGCAAGCACCACCAGCACCACCTCTACCACCTTCATCTGAAAAAACATTTCATATTTTCAATGATTGTTGGTGGACAGTTACGAATGGTGGTTGTTGTTTAGAATGGACAGTACCTACTGGTACAAGAAATATTAAATTTGAATTAGTAGGTGGTGGAGGTCCCGGTGGCTCATCAGGTGGAGACCATGATGGAGGGATAGGAGGTCAAGGTGGGGCTTATGCAGTTAAAACTCTCAGCACTACAGCTGGCGGTGGAGGATGGGTACAACCTCCAGATGTTATTGTTTCAGCTGGCCAAAGTGGTGGTTCAAGTTTTGCGGCTACAGTAGCTGTTGAAAATGGAAAATTAACAGATTTTACTATTACGAATGGTGGAACTGGTTATACAGAAACACCATGTGTTTGTTTTCGTGGTAGTACGAATCATGGTGTTACAAATGGAAATACTAATTCGTTTCAACATGGCCAAAGTGGAAGAGTAGACACAACTATATCAGGTGGTGTAATAACATCCATGACAATGGCACCAGATTTTTGTTCAACGGCAGGAAGTGAATCTGTTTATCTATTATGTGCAGCAGGATCTTCACAATGTTCATGTTGTTGTGCTTGTAATTTTCCCTGTAGACATGGTTGTACTTCATATATAACAGGAGATGGATTAAATAATTTTTGTGCTCAAGGAGGAATGGGCGGAACTACAAATTGGGATGTATATTCTAATTGTTATAATTGTATTATTAATAGTGCACAATGTTCTACTGGTAATTACAATGCTGGTTGGGTTGGTTATCAATGTTCTTCAGATCAATACTGGGGAGCAGATTACGGCTTCAGTGGTTCACCGGGTGGGTGGTATAAAGATTATGATTGTTGTCAAAGCACATGGTCATATGCTGGTTCACCACGAGGACCATTCTCTAGTGGAGGTGTAGATGGTATGACGAATGCTTCTTGTCATGGAGGAATCTCCTGTTGTATGTCACATAGTTCATTTCCAGGTGGAGGTGGTGGTGGCCAAACAAGAAATACTAGTACGGGTTGTGTAGCTGTTTGGGGCAATTCTGGATTAATTAAAGTATCATATCAATGAGTCAATATATTAAAGGAGAAAAATCATGGCGGTAGTCAGTTTTAAAACACTCATGGGTGTTGCGGCCGCGGCCACACCAGTGTCAAAAGAATTTACTATTTTTAATAGAGAACATTGGACGGTTACAAATGGTGGTTGTTGTTTACAATGGACAGTACCATCTGGTGTTCAAATGGTTAAGTTTGAAATTCTAAGTGGTGGTGGACCGGGTGGTTCATCTGGTGGTGACCATGATGTTCCTATGGGTGGTCAAGGTGGTAATTATGCAATGATACAACTTTTTGCTGAAGATAGTGAATTTACAGCAGGTTCTTCACAATATACTTTGTGTGCAGCAGGAACTTCAAATTGTTCATGTTGTTGTCATTGTTGTTCAGCTTGTAGAGATGGTTGTACATCATATGTTACGGGAGATGGTTTAACAAACTTTTGTGCAGTAGGTGGTCGTGGTGGATCAAACAGCTGGGATATGATGTCTAGTTGTTATAATTGTGGAATGGCTACTCAATGTAATAAAGGTACTTATAATGCTACATGGATAACAAACGCAACTAATCCCGGTTTTTGTGGTATACCAGAAACACCAACACCTAAAAGTATGGGATATACGGGAACTACAGGACACTCATATCATGGTTACGATTGTTGTTCTCATGTTTTTACAACAGCTGGCGGACCCACAGGCCCATTTGGAGTTAGTTATACTGGTCAAGGTTCTAGTTGGTGTACTGATTCTTATAGTTGTTGTTCTTCACATTCAATGTTTCCAGGTGGAGGCGGAGTTGGAGTAGGACATGCAACATCAAGTGCTTGTTGGGGTCATTGGGGAGCAGGTGGATTAGTAAAAGTAACTTATCAATAAAAAGGATGAATAATAATGGCAATATATAAAACATTACTTACATATAGAATACCGGATGAACGCTATGGTCAGTCTGATGTATTGGGAAAAACTAGTACCATACAATATGATGGTCCAGAAAAATTACTTTTATGGTTAACTAAAGATGGTAATCATCTTGAAGAAGCATGGGATGCTGATAATATGACTAAACGTCCATTACCCGGACATTGCTATCAAGTTGAATTGGATGCTAAAGCAGGTGATAAGGAATGTCTTATAGCGGGAATGCTTGGACCTTCTACAGAAACCTATCATCCATTTGGTAATCTGAAACGCTATGAAATAAAAAATGGGCCTGTGGATGTACCTAATGGTTGGGTTTCAGATCCAACTTATCCAAGTCACGTTTTTGATAGGAATGCTATGCAGGAAAATGTGTATGATCCTGAAACAAAACAGTTTAAGAATTTACAATATCACGATAATACTCCTAACATGGTAAACCTTAGTGATGACAAGATACGACATAAAAGAAATATGTTGTTAGTAGCTTCCGATCATAGAGTAGCAGCTAACGATATACCTGATGATATTAAAAAAGATTGGACTGATTATCGTAAAAAATTAAGAGATTTGCCAGAAGATTGGAAAGAATCTCCCAATGAGTTGATTGAGTGGCCAAAAGACCCAGATAAACAGAAAACAGAAGCTGAGTTTGAAGCATCAGGTGAACCTAAACCCCTTATAGATCATTATGTAAAGATTGCAGATAGAACTGCTGAAGATAAAAAAGCAATAGAACAAATGTGGCCGATTGCTGGAGTTGATGAAAACGCTCCATAAGGTCGTATAAATAGTTATGTAATTATTATTAATAGTTTTCTTGAGGTGAAAAATTATGAGTGGTCGTTCAAAAGCTTTTTTTATTAATGGTGGAGCAGGTCGTGTTCTTTGTTCTATTCCCGCATTAGAGAGATACGCAGAAGATTCAGGTGATAAAGATTTTGTTATAGTATGTGAAAGTGGAATGGATTTTTATCGTGGTCATCCTACCTTACATAAACATGCGTTTGAAGTTTGGCATAAAAATCTTTTTGAAAGTCATCTAAAAGATAAAGATGTCTTTTCTCCCGAACCATACCG